GTATTGCAGATACAGGTGCTAAATATGATGCAAACGATGATAAAAAACAAAAAGTTTTTGATAGTCTTAAATTTAAAAATAAAGAAGAAAATAACGCCGGTGGAAAACCTACAGGGGCATTACTAGCATTAGCTGACCAAATAAAACAATTTGGATTTTTCACAGCAATGAATGATGATTTTCATAAAAATAAAAACATTGATCCAAAAACAGGTAAAATTAGACCTTCAAAACATACGGAAGGAAAAGCACTTGATTTTGTTTTTAATCCAGACAAAGCACCTGCAAATGCAGAAGAAGCCGCAACGTATAAAGAAATGTTCAAAGGGTTTGGTGCATCTGAGGTACGAGACGAATATTTTAATGAGGCAGACGATAGAAGCCGTGGAAAACATTTCCACTTAGAAGTAGCTAGACAAGGTGGGTTATTTAGTGGGCCGGAAGATGGCTTCCCGGTAATGTTACATGGTAAAAAAGAAAGCGTTTGGAATGAAAAACAAATGCATGCCTTACTTGAGGATGTGAAAAAGTCAAGTGTAGATGACTACAAACAAGAGTTAATGGATCAAATGGGATTGAACAAAACTGCACCAACTCCGGCAATTGCTAGTGGAAGTAATGATGTAGTAATGAACATGATATCATTATTGTCTGATAAATTTGACACTCTAATATCAATTTCAAACCAAACTAAGAACATACACGATGAAATATTAACCTATACACGGTCTTAATGATAAATATATCACTATGTCATATAAAAAGCGTTTCCAAGCCCCAAATCATTCTGGTTCAGTCAGTCCTATCTCAGGTGCAAACAGTAATCGCGGTGCCTGGAACAGTCAAGTAGCTCCGTCAGGTGGTTACAATAACACAGACTTTGGTTATAAAAATTACGGAAGTCGCTTACCAGAAGTATACACTGGACACCCAAATCGGGTTGAACGTTACAATCAATATGAAATGATGGACGTAGATGCTGAAATCAATGCATGTTTAGACATTATTGCTGAGTTCAGTACTCAGAAAAACGATCAGAACAATACACCTTTTGAGATAGAATTCTCAGAAGATCCAACTCCCCATGAAGTAGAATTAATTAAAAAACAACTACAACAATGGTGTAAACTCAATGAGTTTGATACAAGAACATTCAAAATCTTCCGTAATACTATCAAGTACGGGGATCAGGTTTTTGTACGTGACCCGGAAAACTTTAAGCTATACTGGGTTGACATGACTAAAGTAACTAAAGTCATTGTTAACGAAAGTGAAGGCAAAGCACCAGAACAATACGTCATCAAAGACATCAACGTTAACTTACAGAATCTAAGTATTGCTGAAAAAACAACAACAGACTTTATGACACCTCAAGGCCCCGGTGGCTTTCAGGGTGCTTCTAATTATAGTGTACCAAACGGCGGAGGCGGAGGCGGAAGTCGTTTTACAATGGGCATGAATGAAGCAGCCATTGACGCTAAACATGTAGTTCATTTGAGTTTAACTGAAGGTCTAGACCGTTATTGGCCTTTTGGACAGAGTATCTTAGAAAACATTTTTAAAGTATATAAGCAAAAAGAATTGCTTGAAGATGCTATTCTTATATATCGTGTACAACGTGCGCCGGAGCGTAGAGTTTTTAAAATTGACGTTGGTAATATGCCAAGTCACATGGCTATGGCATTTGTTGACCGTATTAAAAATGAGATTCATCAACGCAGAATCCCAAGTGCAAGCGGTGGGCAAAGTATAATGGATGCAACATATAATCCATTATCAATGAACGAAGACTACTTTTTTCCGGTCACGGCAGACGGTCGTGGCAGTGATGTAACCACATTACCAGGTGGTGATAATTTAGGTCAGATTGATGACTTGCGTTATTTCAACAATAGATTAGCACGGGGTCTACGTGTTCCAAGTTCTTATCTACCTCAAGGTCCAGAAGATAGTCCTACCCCATTGGCAGATGGTAGAGTTGGAACTGCTATGATTCAAGAGTTTCGTTTCAATCAATATTGTGAACGTTTACAGAAGTATATTAGTCAGAAGTTAAATGATGAATTCAAACTGTTCATGCGCTGGAGAGGATTTAATATTGATTCAAGTTTGTTTGATATCAAGTTCAATGCCCCACAAAACTTTGCCGCTTATCGTCAAAGTGAGTTAGATACAACACGGGTAACAGTGTTTCAAACAATGGAAGCTTTCCCTTATATTGCTAAACGATTTGCTATGACACGATTCTTAGGATTGACTGAAGAAGAAATTGAAGAAAATCAGCGTCTATGGTTTGAAGAACGTGAAGCTCCTGAGGATAATGATGCTAAAGGTAGTGACTTACGTAGTATTGGTATTAGTACAGGAGACTTAGAAGCCGATACAGAGGTTATGGATGAGATTCCAGATCCAAATGCTGAAGGTATGCCACCAGATCAAATGGCGGGCGGACCACCTGTAGCACCTCCAGCAGGCATGGCAGGTGCAGTAGCTCCGGCTCCTCCGATGTAAAAAGATAAATATTAACATGAGATTAATGGAAATGTTTGATGCACCCGTTCAAGGGTACCAAGATGCTGAAAAAGATAGCAGTAGACCTAAGTGGAAACAAACCCGTAAAAGTAAATTAACACTACGGCAAATTCGTAAATTACGTAAAATGAATGATGTGCGTAATTATGAAAAGTCTCAAAACTTAAAGAAGATTCGTAAACAATATCAACCAGCACCAGCAGAAGGTGCACCGGCAATGTAATGATATTGACATAAAATTAAGAAAAACGTAAAAAATAGCACTTTATTGTGCTATTTTTTTTGATATGCACTAAGTATATAACACAGCCATTAATCTATAGGAGACCAACAATGGATAATAGAAAATTTGAACAACTTATTGATTTGATCATCAATGAAAACGAAGACCAAGCTAAAGCATTGTTTCATGATATCGTAGTTGAAAAAAGCCGCGAAATTTATGAATCAATGATGGATGAAGATGAATTAGAAGAAGGCATGCATGGTCACATGGGTAATCAAGTCGGCGGTATGCTAGACGAAATCGACATGGAAGAACAAGGCATGAATGAAGAAGATGATGTTGAAGGCGATGATGAATTTGCTGACATTGATGTTGATGCTGAAGATGATGGCGAAATGCCAGAAGGTGATTTAGAAGACCGCGTAGTTGAACTAGAAGACAAACTAGACGAACTAATGGCTGAATTTGAAGAACTAATGGGCGCTGAAGAAGGCGAAGAAGACTTTGGTGGAGATGAAGAAGGCTCTGAAGAAGGCAATCCATTCGGCGGAGATGACGAAGGCTCTGACGATGAAGAAGCAATGATGGAAGCTACTAATTTAATCGCTGTTAAAAAGCCAGTTCATGGTGACAACGGTGCATTTACAAGAAGTACAGTAAGTGGCGGACCAAAAGTTCCAAGTAACGGTGCAAAAGCTGTTAACTTCTCATCAGGTGAGAGCACTAAAGGTGGCACACAAGGTGGATTGTTAAACCCAACTCCAAAAGAGATCCCAGGAACATATAAAAATGCTCCAGGTCAAAGCAAAGGTCCTAATGAAAAGGGCGAAGCAGTTGCTAAACCAAAACACGGTGATGACGGTATAAACAAAACGTCTATCGTTGGTGAGTCTAAAAAGACTACAAGAAGAACAGTTAGATAAGAATACCTAAGATAATGGCTTTGTATCTTAAAGAACACCTAACTTTTGACCGTGCTAGCATGGTTGTAGAAAGTACCGGTGAAGGTAGTTTGAAGTCCCTTTATATGAAGGGGATTTTCATTCAGGGTGGGGTACGCAACGCTAACGAGCGTGTGTATCCTGTTTCTGAAATTGAAACTGCTGTAGAAACTTTAAACAAACAAATATCTGAAGGGTATTCAGTATTAGGTGAAGTAGATCACCCAGACGATTTGAAAATCAATTTAGACCGTGTATCACATATGATTAGTTCTATGTGGATGGATGGTGCAAATGGATTTGGCAAATTAAAGATTCTACCAACTCCAATGGGACAGTTAGTGTCTACTATGTTGGAGAGTGGTGTTAAACTAGGCGTAAGTAGCAGAGGTAGCGGCAACGTTAATGATGCTAATGGCCATGTTAGTGACTTTGAAATAGTCACTGTCGATATTGTCGCACAACCAAGCGCACCAAATGCGTATCCCAAAGCAATTTATGAAGGTCTTCATAATATGAAGAATGGTCATAGAATGTTAGATATTGCTAAAGATGCACAGGGCGACAAGAAGGTACAGAGATACTTGAAAGAGGAAGTAATGCGCCTCATCAATGATCTCAAAATCAAATAAAGGGGAAATCCAATGAATTTGGAAATTATTAAACCATTACTTGAAACTGGAATCATCAACGAAGAAACCAGCATCGCTATAAACGAGGCATGGGAATCAAAATTGAACGAAGCCAAAGAGCAAGTACGTGCAGAATTAAGAGAAGAATTCGCACAACGTTATGAACATGACA